TATAATAACTACCTAACTAACTAACTAAAAATAAATATAATTCAAACATAAAACCTTTGAAAAAACGTATTAAATAATAAAAAACATAGAATGCTAGCAGTTATACAACCGAAACCCGAACCCGAACCCGAACCCCCTTTTTTATATAATAATATAACTAAATCATATCGATATGTCATCGTTCACATCATTTTCTTTATCGAATGCGAATGCAACCGAAAATAGAAGTAAAATTACAAATGTTCGCGATATTCGTCAAGAAACATTGGCAGCGGAGTTCGTCGTTGAAAAACAAGAAAAAGAAGCCATGATAAAAGAAGCTATGAATGCTTTAAAAAATAAAACCGATTCTCTTGAAAATTCAGCATCCGCAAAACGAGTAACCAACAGCAGCGGGTTTGATAACCGGCTTTACAGAGGGTCGTCTGCGACGTCGTTTCCAAACATGCATAATAACTTGACGCCAAAAACGATTTGCTTGAACATGATTGTGAAAAATGAGGCACATGTTATTGCGGAAACCCTGGAAAATTTGTGGTCGTACGTAAAATTCGACTACTATGTGGTATGTGATACGGGTTCAACCGACGCAACAAAAGAAATTGTTGCCGCTTTTTTTAAAGAGCGCGGCGTTCCCGGCGAAATTCACGACCACGAGTGGCGCGATTTTGGATACAACCGGTCATTGGCGCTGGATGCGGCGTATAACAAGGCCGATTACTCGTTTATTTTTGATGCTGATGATAAAATCGTGGGCGACTTTGAGCTCGTTCAGCCGCTGCGCTCGGACTCGTACCATTTTAAGTTCGGAAATGGGTTCAACTACTTGCGCATCCTCATGGTGAACAGCCGACAGCGATGGCAGTTCAGAGGCGTGCTGCACGAGTTCATTACGTGTACGGAACAAACGGGACAGAGTGAAACCATTCAGGGCAAATACTATGTGGAGTCCGGCCGACGCGGCGCCCGAAACAAGGTGGCCAACAAATACTTGAACGATGCCCACGTTTTGGAACGTGGGTTTCACGAAGAAATGAAACCGGGCGGTGACAGAAGTATGGCAGAACGGTACGCGTTTTATTGCGCTCAAAGTTATAAAGACGGCGGCGCCGAGCACATTAAGGACGCCATTCAATGGTACGAGCGCGTGCTCACACTGAACAACTGGGCACAAGAAAAGTATTATAGTTGCTTGATGCTGGGTGAACTGTACGACAGCCATCCCGACAAAAGTCGCGAAACGCTTATGAAGAGTCAGAAGTATTTGCTGATGGCGTCCCACTATGACCCAGCACGAATTGAAGGAGTGGCGACGGTTATGGAGCAGTACCGCCACGAGGGACTGAACACGCTGGTAAATTTGATGTATCACAAGTACAAGGGCTACTCTCGAAACCAGGTGGACAAGCTCTTTGTAAACCAGGGAAAGTACGAGTACTGCATTGAGTATAACAACTCCATTTCGGCGTTTTACGTGGGGGATGCGGTTAGTGGATACGAATGTTGCAAAGAAATCCTTACAACAACCCGGGTTCCAATTGGATACTATACGTCTACCATTGACAACGTGATGTTCTACAAGGACCAGCTCATGAAGGACCGCTACACAAATCGAATGATGATAAATTTGGAGCATTACATCTCGGAAACGGCTCGAGCTGGAATGTCGGTATCCAAGGGCTCATACAACCTGTGGAACGCGCTGTTCGCGCTCAACCGCGCGCAGCTGGCGCGCTACACTTCCTACAATTTCAAGAATCGCCGGACGAAGAATGTCAAGGTCATGCTGACATTTACCACGTGCAAGCGCTACGACCTGTTCCAGCAAACAATTAACTCCATTATTAACCAGTGGGCTGATGTCGAAAACGTGGACTATTGGTTTTGCGTGGATGACAACTCCAGCGTTGAAGACAGAAACCGCATGCGTAAAAATTATCGCTGGATACGGTACTACATGAAACGGCCCGAACAAAAGGGGCACCGGGAGAGCATGAACATCATTTACGCCATGCTGCAGCGCATTCGACCCAAATACTGGATACACATGGAGGACGACTTTTTGTTTCACACACGGATGGATTACGTTACGCCGGCTATCAAGTACTTGGAGGCGTTAAAAGAGTCGCACGGCGTTCGCCAAGTGCTTTTCAACCGCGGGTACGGAGAAACCATTGAGGACTACAAAATTGAGAGCTATACCGAGTTCGATGTGCAAACCACGGAACGGATTCGAGACATTGACGGCGGCCGAGGCATTAAAATTGGCGCGGTGCTTCAGGATTACCGCGACGAACCGGGTACGTCATATCCGTACAGCAACTGCCACTACTGGCCGCACTACAGCTTTCGCCCGGCGCTTATCGATGTGGACGCCGTGTTTCAAGTGGGCGACTTCAATACCGAGAACCAGTTTTTTGAAATGGATTATGCGCGAAAATGGGTTGAGTGCGGATTCAAGTCTGCATTTTTCAACCGGATAACGAATCGCCACATTGGACGCCTTACATCGGAACGCCACGACAAGAAGCTACTGAACGCGTACGAACTAAACAGCGAGAGTCAGTTTCAAAAAGTGGATAAAGACAACGCGGTTGCTGTTTCGGCTGCGACTGCGGCGGCGGCGGCGCAGAACGTGTACGTTGACCCCAAACAAGAATTGCTTGAGAACACGCTTGAACTAGAATTAGAATTAGAGGACGACGAAAACAATATTTGCGAAGAAACCCCGCAAGAAAAAGGAAGGCGTCTAGTAATTCAAGAAGTTCAGGATGAAGAGTCAGAACAGGAACTGGACATTCCAATTAAAATTGTGAACTTAAAACGCCGACCAGACAGGCGCGAAGAGAGCATTTCAAAACTGGCAGCTGCTGGAATTTCTCAGGAAGAGTACACGTTTGTGGATGCGGTGGACGGCGCACAAATTATTCCCACACCACAGCTCAAACGGTTGTTCCAAGGAAACGATTTCGGTTCAAGACGTGGGGTCATTGGATGCGCGTTGAGCCACTACCACCTTTGGAAACAGCTGCTCGCAGATTCCACGCAAGAGTTTTATCTCATCATGGAGGACGACTTCGAACTGTGCCCACACTTTAAACGCGCCATCAACGCCATGTACGATGAATTCGTGAACCGCGATGTTATTTTTATGGGATACCACATGTTTGAAGAAAAACGAGCCCGTGTGAAACACATTTACAACCGGGACTTGAATTTGAATGTAGACGCAGCCGCTGTTTCAACTACAGATTCCGATTCCGATTCCAGTCATGTTGCGCAGTACAACGGTCTCGATTTGGCGGTTGAGCCATTGAACAAGAACTTATACATTGGCGCAACCCACTGTTATAGCGTGAACAAGCGCGGCGCCAAGTTGCTTGTGGAATACATTGAGGTTCACGGCATCAAGCACGGCATAGACTACCTGATGAAAATTGCAAACAATGGTCTGGAGTGTTATGAAACGCAGCCACATTTGGCACTGGCGGACTGGAACGAAGCTGGAAAACAAATTGATACCGACATTCAGTTCGACTTTAATTCCGTAAACTTTGACTTGGTGGATGATGAGTACACGTTTTTTCCGGGACTGGATGCGCCAGAAGGCGATATCAAGTACATTGGAAACGGAAACGCGGGCGCTTTTAACTTGGATGCATGGATAAAGGAAGCAAATGCAACTGACGGGTGCGTGGCATTCAACACGTACGGCTTTTTGAAACGTGCGGCGCTTCTGAGCCAGTTGTGTGAAACACCGTACATCAATGCCGGAAACCGGACCCAGCACGGTATTTACATTAAAACGGACTATGCGAAACAACAAAAACAAGCGCAAGAACAAGCTTCTTTATCTTTGTCTATAAATGTAGACGATGTCGATGTCACAGATACGGTAACAACAACACCACCAACAACGGAACCCGAAACTCAAACACCCACCACGCAACTGAAGCCGCAACTGCGTATAAAAATGATTTGTAACTGGTGCAGCAGCCAGCAGTTATGTACCGAGTGGTCCAATATGTGCGAACGAAACTTCCGGTGGAAGAATATTGAAATGACATGGAGCAATAACCCGGATGAAATCGATTATTACGTTATAATCAACTATCCGATGAACGCAAACGAGCACTACGTGCCCGAAAGGACGCTGGTGTATCAAATGGAACCCACCGTATTTGATGCGTCGAAGCGCTGGGGTACAAAAACGTGGGGCGAATGGGCAAATCCTGACCCTGCCAAGTTTATGCACGTGAATGCGCATTCCAAGTTTTTGAACTGCGTGCAATGGATTTTTCGGTACCCGTTGAAACAGTTGCGCGATTCTTCCACCAACTTTCGGCCGGAACACAAGCTCGATAGAATTTCGTGCATACTGAGTTCAAAGAAGTCGGACGAAGGCCATATCTTGCGAAATGCGTTGATAAGTTACATTGAGAGCGAGTCTCCGTCATTTTCAAATGCATCCACCAATGACCTGCAATCTTTTTTCAACGTGTTTGGCCAAAGCAACTATTTCAACTACCGCTCCTATATTGGAAAACTGCCCGAAGACAACCCGCTTTACGGTATCAAGCCGTACAAGTACTACTTCATGTGCGAAAACAACGCCGAACACAACTACGCGACGGAAAAAATATGGGAGCCCATTCTTTGCGAGACGCTGTGTTTTTACTGGGGCTGCCCGAACTTGGACGATTACATTGACAGCCGTGCATACGTGCGACTGGACGTTGCTGACAAAGAAGGGTCGCTGCGTATCATGGAAGACGCTATTAAAAATGACTTGTGGTCGGAGCGTATTCCGTACATTCGCGCTGCAAAGGAAAAGATTTTGAACGAGTTGGCGTTCTTTCCCAGGTTGCAAAGCATTATTGAAACTCACGAAATGATGAATGAGGAATGAGGAATGATGAATGAGGAACGAGGCATAAAATTAAAAATGTGAATGAAATGTGAATGAAATGTGAATGAAAGTTTATAAAATTTTATAAATTTTATAAAGTGATGCCCTTATGAATTATTAACGACTCTACCGATTTTAAATATTCAGACTGATTGTATTTTTTTCGGAACGCGGTTTGCGTTTACTCTTCATGGGCGCGTTTGAATTGGACGCCCCCGCGCTTTCAATGTCTTCAACAACTGCCGAAGAAGATGATGATGATTGAATGTTGATGTTTTTGGTTTTAAGTCCCGATAAAATTGTGTTAATGTCGGTATCTGCACTTGGACCGCGCATTTCGGGTCTACGTTGTGGTTGTTCTTGCGGTGATTGCTGTTGTTGTTGCTGCGGCTGTGATTGGCGCGGTTTAAGTCGGCCCATAAACATGTCACCGTTGCCATCATCATCCGCGTCGGACAAGCTGATGCCGGTGTTCATTTGACCGCGGCCAATATTGATGTCGGGTCGGTTAATAATTGGAATGGGCGCGCCAGGACGTGGTGGAGGCGGTGCTGCGTTCACGCTTTTGGTTGCAACGGGAGGAGGAGGTGGCCGTGAAGGTAAAGCTGTTGCGCCACCACCGCCCATCATGTCGCTCATGAAACTGGCGAATCCGGTACCTGGACCACCTCCGCCCCCGCCTCCTCCTCCAACTCCTCGGACACCTTGCGCTTGGTTGGACGACGACATGGAGTTTACCGCAGCTTGCGTGAACTGCTGCATGAGTTCCGGATTTTGGCGCATGATGTCGTCCATACCCGGCAGCGCCGACTTGAACATGGTATTGGTCATGTGAAGCATAATTGCACTACCGCCCAGCTGGAACAACAGTTTGAGTTCGGGCGCCATTTGCGCCTTGGACTTGTACTTTTCGTGCAACTCCGCGAAAATTTCGTCGTACTCATCAATGTTTTCGTTCACTTGTTCCGACCAACCGTCCAATTTCAGGTCAAACGGGTCAAACTTATTGTTCAAAAACTCCAGACCGGTAATGCATGCCAGTAACATTTTAGACTGGAACTTTTTGCTGTTCTGGCGTTCGCGCTCTTCCACGTGCGTCTCGTATTCGCCGCGCATCTCGAGAATGGACGACTCCATCGTGTACTTCTTTGTCAGCGTAACACCTTTGGACTCCAGTTCTTCCAGCTTTCGCAGCAACTTGAACTTTTCTCGCAACAGCTCTTCTTTTGACATTTGAGGTTGTTGCGCTCCCGCGCCGGTTCCATCCACGGGCACATCCGGATTCATGGGAATGTTGTTGAATTTCGCGTACCCGTCCCATGTGGTCTTATCGTCACCGCCAGCAGTCGAAGCCGCCGCGGTTGCTGACCCGATATTGAACATGTCATTGCCGTTGTTATCGCGTTCATCTTCGCTTGCATTCCCGTTCCCACCAGCATCATCTTTTGAGAAGTTAAGGCTGAATATGTCGGATTTCATATTGCGCGTTATTTTTTTAGAACTGTTGTTGCCGTTGCCGCCACTCAACGTGTTCAAATCGCCTGTAATGTCGTTCAGTTCGTTTTCCAGCATGGTCAAATCATTTAGCGTAATATCGTCGCCACCGCCACCGCCACTGCCACCGCCGCCGCCGCCACGTCGACCCTCGTTTTTAAATTTATCGTTCATAAGCAGTTCAATGCCGCTTCCAAAATTACTGGACCCTCGGCCTCCAATATCTAATTCAATGACTTCGGGTTCCATAAAAAGAAAAGTTAAGGAAAAATAGTTTCAGATGTATAGCAAACTTCTTATAAAAAGTTTAAATCATTTCCTGACGTTATTATTTATTTAGTATTTAGTTTGTTTTTGTTGTTGTTTTTTTTGTTTTTTTTGTTTTTTTTGTTTTCGCGTGTATTTAAAAAAACTTTAGAGAAATAAAAAAAATAATTTTCTAACAGTATGTTATAACACAAACAACAACCACAACAATTAAAATGTCTTTTCTTCAAAATTTGACCGGCGGTCGTAGACGCAAACACCGCCAGAGCCAATCCCAAAACGGCGGCCAGAGTGAAGCGCAAGCCGGCGGCAGACGTCGTCGTTGCAGCAGCAAGAAGTCCCGTAAGGGTGGCAAGAAGAGCCGCAAGGTTCGTAAGTCTAGGCGCCATTGAATCAACCGTTAGGTTGTCTTGTATTTTTTATGTTTTTTGTATAAAAACATAAAACCTCTAACCCTGAAAAAATAATCACATCATAGATTAATTAATCTTAGAATCTTAACTAAAAAATATATCTATGCACGGTTTACAAGGTATTCCATCTCATTCGTTTTATCGACATAATACAAACATAGTTCCAAATTCGCAAGATTCGCGTGTTGTGACGACGAGTGGAGGAACTCGAAAACGTCGCCAACGTCGCCAACGAAGCCAATATCGTCGTCTCCGCCAAAAAACACAAACTAAAACACGAAATGGTGGGAAAAAGGGTAAGGGTAAGGGTAAGGCTAATTCGAAAAAAACAACCACCAATACAAGGTACGTGAATTATGCCGGACGTCAAATTGGGCACCAAACTCGAAGCCAGTCGGGAGGAATGTCGTTTTTGCCCGGAGACGCGAATTTGATTACTTCACAGGTTGGACATATGTTTCAAAATGGAGTTGCAACACTCCGAGGACTCGACCAGGGACCAAACCCGTTACCATTTTCAGATAAAATTAACATGAACAATCAGAACTTATAAAATAAAATAAAATAAAACCAACAAAATAAAAATAAAATAAAAAAATAGACTAAAATAAAATAACCACTCACACTAATTATAATTTATTTTATTTATTTAGTATTTTATAAATTTAATCCAATGTTAAGTCGTCGTACTCGTGGTCGGCGGCGTAGTCGTAGTGATAGTCATAGTCGTCGGTATAAAGGTAAAGGTGGCAGAAAGTGGTCTACCAAATATAAGAAAAGTATCAACTGCAACCGACCGCGTGGATTTTCACAACGCCAGTACTGCGCGTATGGTAGAGGGTCAAGGACTACTATGAAACCCAGGTTCAATCAGTCTGGTGGTGATGTTTGGAATTACTTACCATCGGATATGAGCATGACGCTGCGTCAGTTAGGAAGTGCATTTTCGTCCACCGTAAATGCCGTGAAAGGGTTTGCGCCAGACCCCAGTCCGCTTCCTTTTAATGACCACAAACTTCAAAAAACGGAAGTCGCCGTGTCCGAGCGTATTCCGGATATCAAAAACTACTACAAAAATGCCATGAACCTCGTTCCCGCACTTTGAATCATTTCATGTTTTCATATTTCAGTCTCAATCGGACCTCAATCTCTCAAATAGTACTCGGGCAAATCATCAATGTTCATGACGTGGTGTTTTGCGTTTTGGGACAGCGCACTGCGTTTAACTTCATATTTTGAAAACAACGGATTTTCAAGCTGTTTTGCCGGAATGTGCGCGTGCACCGTGCGTGCAATCATCTTGTACAACTTAAAATCCGGATACCGCTCTTTCCCGGACGATTTGTACAGCACGTTTCGCCCCTTGTCATCACTAACCCACTCATTGACTAACGCAATGATTGGATTGCTTGCAATAAGTTTACGCACGTGTTCCGACTTCAAGTTGATTTTAACATCGTGCGTGGGAATGAAGTAGTCAAACATGGAACATGCCAGTCTGCATAAATCAAAACTGAAATTGGGTTCAAGAAACGGTTTTTTAGGGTTCATATATGGAGGAAAGTTGTACTGGGTTGCGGCATCACCTGACGAATGAAAACTGTCGCTGCACATTGTCAAGTTTTTGAACCGGTACACCGAGCGGCCGAAATCAATTACCTTGAAAATTTTACCAAACGTCGGGACTTTGTAATGTTTTCCATTATACGCATAATACAGGTACTCTTTCTTGGTTTCAATGAACATAATGTTGTTTGTGTGCAAGTCATTGTGCGTAAACCAAAACATTTTTTGATACGATATCAGCGTCATAATGACCTGCATTAAAATGGACGACCACTGTTCAACTGACGTAATTTCATCGTTTTCTATCAACGCGTCAAGCGTATCTTCGCACTCTTCCATAACAATCGCGTTTACGGGAAACTTTTCAATATCAACATAAACGCCATCGTCTTCCTCTTCATCGTCGTATTCGTCTTCATGTTCGTCTTCGATACTGCAGTCATCATCATCCAGCTCTTCTTCGTCTTTGTCTTCGTGTTTGTGTTCTGGGTCTTCAATATGACTGCTCGTATTTGAGGTTCTTGAGTCGTGTGAAGACGCGCTACCGATATCATCATCATCATCATCATCCGTAGTATCTGCGTCGACGTCTGATTCTTTGTTTATTTCTTTTATTTTTCCTTCGTACACAGTTTCGGTTTCATGTTCATGCACAGCAGTACTTGCAGGAGGTGACTCCGTAAACAACGTGTTTAAACCCGCTTCATCCAACGTGTCAAACTGAATTAATACCGTATCGTCAGCTCGTTCAACGCACAGAGAGGTATCATCTTGGACTTGAGCTTGATTTTGTATTTGAAGTTTGGGTTTGTATGCTCTATCTGAGTGATTTCCTTGATACATACCCGTTTGAAGCGACATTTGGTTAAAGCTGTACTCGTCCATGTGAAACAACTTCCCTAGATTTGCATTGAAAAAAGAACACTCACTGAAGTATTCAACGTCATCCGATATGTCAACTTCAAACTGTCGTTTGTGTGCAACAAATGCTCCGTAATATTCTAGCCCGTGAACAAAATTATGAGCGTGCATTACTTTGCTGCTAAGGTAAGTAAAAAAACCATCCACGTAAGCTGAGTTATTCACGTCATTCACCTTGGGTAGGGTAGCAGTGACATCATCATCTACATGTTCGCCATATTTGGGAAGCGCCATTAAAACTGCGTTATCAACGTTGCTGTACTTTCCAGACAAGTATCGAATGGGGTCAATCAAGGGAGAGTATTTTACAAATACGCCTTTAACTTCTGTGGGGGCGGTTGGCTTCGTGGAATCTGCCACTTCAACGTCAATAAAGCGCGGGTCATACTCGTCATCCGTTTCTGATGACGATGTCTCTGGAAGCACAACCGATACGAGTTCGTATCTGCTGTTTAACCCAACACTGTTATAATTTTTTTCAGTCATGTTCAAAAAATTGGTGTATAAGGGCAAATAATTTTGTATATTTTCAAGACCGTGGATTGAACTTGCACCTTCTAAACTTTTTAAAAAAGCAGGGGATGTTTTTCGATAATAAAAGTCCATAGGCTAGGTGGCGGCAATGAATGAATAAATGAATGAATGAATAAAAAATACTATTTTTTATGTTTAATATATTTTTTATGTCGATGTTTTAACGTAAAGCATTTTGTTTTAAAAATGTCGACAAAAAAGAACCGTTCAAGTATTTTTTATTACGGTGATGTGTTTTGTTGAATGCGTACTGGCGAGTTCCGGTCCGTTTTTTCACATTCCATCCTGAACTCATTGCCCGTAATACAAATTTCATGATGGCAACTTGCTTTAATTCGTGTGCCTGGCTTGAATTTTCAAATTTTGCACGGTACACCATGGATTCACTTGCAGGAACCACTCTAACTTCATCGAGAATGGAATAAACATCACTGTTCACTATGTGGTTCAAGGTAGTCAACACGGTTTGCGTATTCACTCGTATCTTCACATCGTGATTTCCGTGCAGAGTGAACTCTCTTATTGTATTTCCAGCTTCTAAAAGCACATAGACAAGTTCCATTATCTTCAACAACGTCGTCATACGATTATACTTATTCTATCACAATACTGAAAAAACGAGAGAAAATCATTTCCATCATTCAAACTCATTTATTTATTCAATACCTTAAAAAAAGATTTAAGTATTTTCATGCTATTTTTAAGTATATCGTGAAATGCCATCGTTCAAACAAAAGTCATCTAAAAAGTTACTTTCGGACATAAAAAATACAGTCACGTTGGATAATATGCACAAAGAAAAACAAACTGAGTTTCATTACATACAAAATGAACTCGTTCCCAAGTTAAAAAAGGAGTTGTTAGAAAACAAAGAGTTTTTGAAAAGGCACATGCAAGTATCTCGACTAAAGCTTCGAAGCGAAGACGTTCTAGACGAAGTGTATCGCGTTCGCGACAGAAACCGAGAAATAAAAGAAACGCTGACAAGGTACAACCACTACATCAAAAATTACTATTTGACAAACAACAAGTACATTTTCTCGTATTTTGAAGACAAAAAAGAAATATCGGATGCGGCGCCATTGTCGGCGTCCACGTCCACGTCCGCGTCCACATTGGTTCATACCGCGAACGCGAATAACACGAATGTTGGCATGATGACAAAAAATAAAATAATTCAGTCTTTTTTTAAACTTTCTATCGACGAACCTGAACACAAGCCGCCGGATAAGGTAGACACATCATCATCATCATCATCGTCCAATACAACAACAAAGCATGCTGATGCGGTTACTCTCGCGGGTTCTGACGCTGATGCCGACCCCAGGACATACGTTCACAAGCTTACAAACTTGCAGCATTACTTGCATAATACTGGAAAGGCCGTTTTTGATTACGACAAGTACGCATACCAGTCGGACGTGTGCTCGTGGTGCAATCGTGGCGAACTTGTAGCCGTAGAAAACGAGGGCATTTTAGTATGCAACAAATGCTCCAATTTTACCGTCTACTACGTTGAGTCTGACAAACCCTCTTACAAAGAACCGCCGAGGGAAGCGTCCTTTTACGCATATCGCCGCATTAACCATTTTCGAGAGATTTTGGCACAAGTGCAGGCCAAAGAAACGACTCAAATTGATGACAGCATCATTGCCGCAATTGAAAATCAAATTCATAAAGAGAGAATCACGCTGGACCAGTTAACCGATGCGAAAGCAAAGGAGATTTTAAAAAAGCTGGGGTACAACAAGTACTATGAGCACATTCCATTTATTAAAGAAAAACTCGGCATCAAGCCGCCGGTAATGACTCCCGAACTGGAAGAAACGTTGTGTAACCTGTTTATGGAAACACAAGGGCCTTACGCGCGGTTTTGTCCAGACGAACGAGTGAACTTTTTAAATTACTACTATACAGTATACAAACTGTGCGAGCTGCTGGGTCAAACGCAGTACTTGCCCTATTTTCCAATGTTGAAAGGATAGGGATAAACGCATCGAACAGGATGAAATCTGGAAAAAAATATGCAAGGAACTAAATTGGGAGTTTATACCTACACCTTGAAAAATATAATAAACACATCCAACGGAATATTTTATATTTTTATATTTCTATTTCTATATTTTTATTACATTTATAATTCCAATCGTTGCATGCATATGAACCTTCCGAAACTGCATTCAGATGTTGTAACAAAGCTCCGGCACTTTATCGCAAACAAAAAAATTCCAAACATTATATTTCATGGTCCAGACGGTTGCGGTAAAAACACAATTCTCTCGAATTTTATTCAGTCGATTTACAATAATATCAAACCCGTGATTAAAACACATGTTATGACTGTAAACTGCGCATACGGACGCGGCATTCGGTTCATTCGAGAAGACTTGAAGTACTTTGCAAAAACCAATTTGGATACTGCAAACGGAGAAATGTTCAAATCGATTGTGCTTTTGAATGCGGACAAGTTGACAATTGATGCGCAATCTGCACTGCGTCGATGCATTGAGCTGTTTTGTCACTCCACACGTTTTTTCATTGTGGTCGAAGACAAAAACAAGCTGCTGAAACCTATTCTTTCCCGGTTTTGTGAAATATATATTCCGGAACATGCCGTTCGCGGAGTCGGTGTTAACCTGCACGCGCTAAGCATTGAAAAAACACTGGGATTAAAAAGGCACCACACTACGCGATTAAATACTTTGAAACGCATTTTAGCAAAACATGAAATTTGTGTTGCGCCGGTGTTACCATCGGCGTCGTCGCAAGAACCGCATTCCTACCTGGACCTTGTCACGGTGGCAGACGCTTTGGTTGAAAACGGATATAGTGCGTTGGACATCATTCATTTACTTGAACAGCATACTGCATCCGCATCTGCGGGTGCGACTGCGGCATCATCGCCGTGTTCAGTTACCTGCGACGATTCTGAACTGCTTAAAACGCATGAACTTCTTTTAGCATTTAGCGGAGTGAAGAAAGAATTTAGAAACGAAAAACTTCTCGTTTTGTTCGTTCTTTACTTTATTGTGTTTCGTTCAGAAATGGACTTAAAAAATATAACGTTCATTTAAAAAGTTTAAAAATTTAGAATCGACCAACAATGGATGACTATTCAATCACCAATTTATATGAATCAAGAAACGAGTTTGCAGCACGACTGGTAAACTTACTCGCGCCGCAAATAATTCACGGCGTTCAAACCATGTTTGACGAATCCTGGAAACTGTGCGCTGAGAACGATGAAATGGACAAGTACCTCATGACGTTTCAAAACTTCTTGTCTCGCGTGCCAAAGTGGAACTCCATCATTATAACCAAAGAGTGTGACCGAATTAAGGAAGCCAGTTCGTGCAACTACTTGGAAGAGCTTATTGCTTGCGTTCACGTGGTGCAGCTTAAAAGTTTGACGTGCATGCGAGTCGGCATGAAGAACAAGAAAATAAATGTCGACGTTCCAAAAGCCACCGACTTCATTCACAACGCGTACATTCACTGCGCCAGAAAACTCTATACCAACACGTACTTGTATGAAAAAACGGCAAACACGCTCGTTACGCAGCGCAACCGTCGTGAAATCGAGCTCATTGTGAAAGAGTGCATTCTGAACGCAATGCGCGACTCCATTCCGATTGAGAAACTCATTCGAAGTTACATGGACCCGACCATTGAAGAGGACGTGGAAGTCAGCGAAGAAACCAAAATCATCAAAGAAGAGGCAGTCATTGAACCCGGCAATTCCGGAACCGGCGTCGACATCAGCGAAACCATGCCCGAGCTGGCGCCGTCCAATTCTAAAGTTGGAACGACTGCGGTTACTGCTGATGCTGCTCATGTGAACGGTGTTGGCAGCGCTGACAATGAAATTGAAAATGAACAAGCTTCTGTTTTAGAACGACTAGAACAGGAGCGACTGAAGACGGCTGAAGCAAAGGAGCTTGAAGCCATGCGAGAAATTCTTGCGGATGTAGAGAATGAGTCGTCGTCGTCATCGAGACCTCAATCATCCGCCGCATCAGCCGAAGTAAAATTTAACGACGACGTTATGGTGAAGTCAATTGAGTCGCAAGATGCGGAAGCGGACCGTGAAAGTCGACGCGGATACGATGCGGGGGATGAAGACGGGGACGACAGTAACCGAATTCAAATCGGGGAAAGCGTGAGTTTAGATATTGGAGCCGAACCCGTTGTTGACGGCGACAGTATCAGCATCTTGGACGACATTCAAGTTTTATCATAATCATAGTTATTTGTTTCGTTATTCGTTGGTCAGTCGTTTCTTTACACACTTGTCGTCGACCGTAAATGTGGGCTCTTTCTCATCTTGCGGAATAATTTTCAAAACACATTTCGACTTTTCGCCATAAAGGGGTTCTGTACATCCGGTTTCTTTTTGATGTTTTGTTTTTTTGGTTGTATTGTTTTTGTTTTTATTGGTTTGTTTAAACACCTTAAAGTTGAAGACTTTGTTGGTGTCATCGTTCACGGTGCACCGAGACCGAAAGTGTTCGTACCGTTCGCGAACGTCGCAGTACGTCAAATTACTCGATTTGCCCAGTAACTTGTTCACGATTTCGTGGAGGCGGTACACGTATCGCGAAAACGTGTCGCGATTTTTCATGTAACACATGTGCAGCGGAAACGTTTTGTAGTTTTTTTGCAAGTTTTGCCGACAATACTTGCACGGCAGAACGTGCTGCAAACTCAGCATGAAGTCACGGTACTGCACTTTTTGTTCGTGAGTGGGATGCGTAGGGTAATTGAAACTCATGGTATGTAAAAAGTGCCACATGCCGGGTCCCCACACCGTAGTCAACATTCCATCATTGCTTTCATAATCCTTTTTTTTAAAGGTTCTTCTATTTGTTTTTTTGGATTTGGATTTGGATTTGGACATGGTGCAGAATTCAATATACTAATCATTTATTTTATTTTTATTTTTACTTATTTTTTCTAACGATTGTAACGAAATAATAACAAATAAATATAAAATTATAAAAAATAATAAAATAATAACAGTGATAAAAAATAAAAACACATGAATGAAACGCTCGTTGAACACAATTCCTTTATCCAAACGCAAACATTTCATGTCTAATTTTTTTTTACCCAGGACGAACAACAAAAAACCGGTGGTCAGCAAAGCACCGTTTGTAGGGTACGAACTTGCATACAGCAAACAAAACCAAAACCAAACCCAAAACATTATGAGTGATGAAAATAATAAAAACAATGAAAAAATTGACGAAGCCGCATCGTCACTGTCACTTCCTGCATCTGTAACTAATCCGTTTGCAATGTTTAAATCATCGGCTGGGTCTTGCGCTGGCTCTGGCAGTAACAGTGTCACTAGTGGCAGTACAATGCCGCTTCAAACGCTTGAAACATACAAGCTCGCATTTGACGGGTGCAGCAAAGGGAATCCGGGAAAAGCTGGGGCCGGCGCCGTTATTTACGAGGGAGCCGCTGAACTGTGGTCGGATGCACGATACGTGGGTGACAAAGAAACCAATAATGTTGCGGAATACACGGGTCTCATTATGGGTTTGCACGAAGCGCTTCGTCGGAACATAGCGCGTCTGCTGGTTCAGGGGGACAGTGAACTCATTATCAAACAAATGAAGGGGGAGTACGCCGTCAAGTCGGACAATATACGAAACTATCACGTGACGGCCAAAGGCCTTGCCGCACAGTTCAAATGGATTGAGTTCCGGCACGTTTATCGAAAAGACAATAAACGTGCGGACGAATTATCGAACCAAGGGCTTGAAAAGGCACTATAAAAAACGATTATAAAAAACCGTTATAGCCGAGAAATCATGTGTATGTTTTTATTTAATGATGTGGTCGCGGCCGTTAGTAACGGGCTCGTATTTGGAGAAATGGATGACGGCGACCCCGAAATATTCAGTAGCCGCGCTGACGGGTCGAGTTCTTGACAGAACGGATGTCTCCAAAAATAAGGAATTACATTTTCACGGCCCGGATACAGCCGTTCAAATACTTTACGATAGTAATAACTTTCTTTATCGTATGGTGTATTGTGCACGTATTTGGTGCGTTCTATCGCATATTCTTGGTCGCTCACGCGCTCGTTGACGTAGTCGCGAATCATGTCAATCCACGTTCTCGACGGCTGAGACTGGGTTGCTTCCGGCTGCGCGCTGACCCCATCGCTGAATGCTTCCTTTCTGCGCCAAAGCACCTCCGACGGAAGGATGGCGTCGTCTTCGTTCAACGCGTCAAACGCACACCGAAGAATCGACTTTTCAATAAACGACCCCGTGTTGAAGCGTTTGTGCTTGGGGTCTAACCGCATTACGTACTCCACCAAGGCTTTGTCTGCAAAAGGAACGCGCGCTTCCAGACCGCATCCGCTGATGCTCTTATCCGAACGAAGCAGGTCGAAAAAACGGACGTCGTTCACCATGCGCTCGTTCTCAACTTCAAATTCGCAGTCGGTTTTGGCATTGCAAAATCCGCGGTACGACCCGAAAATTTCATCCGACATGTCGCCGCAGTAAATAACAACATCGTTTGTATTTGCCGACTCTGAAATATATTTGGAGACCAAGTAGTTGCCCACCGATGCGCGAATGGTCGTGGTATCATAGCTCTCGGTTTGTTCGATGGTTTCTTCAATCGCGTTCAAAAAATCGGATTCGCTAACGCACACTTCGTAGTGATTGGTTCCTAAAAATTCAGAAACGCGTTTGGCCCAGTACAAGTCGACTGACCCGGATAACCCAATGCTGTACGTGTTTAGTTTAAATTGGTTGTGGTTGCGCTTATTCGCAAGCTGGCACAGAATGGCAGTGACTAACGAGCTGTCCAAGCCGCCTGACAAAAGTGCGCCAATGGGACGGTCACTCATCATGCGTTTCGTTACTGCATTTTCAAGGAGGTAACGCAAGTGTTTCAGGGAAAGAGTAACTGGTTTCCGTTCAATTGAGGCGTCGTCGCGAAACACCATTGATGTTTTTACATTTACCAGACTCACCATGTCCAGCGAAATGTACTTGTAGTATGCAAAATAATTGCCCCTGCAAACGGTGTTGTCGTATTCAAAGTAGCAGCCCGACGGAAACTGCGCAACCTGTCCGGGCGCACAGTGTGCCAACGCTTTCATTTCACTGGCAACCGAAAATTGACACGGGGCGGATGCCGCACTTTCTAACTCGGTTCCAATAAACAGGGACCGTACTCCGAACGGGTCACGCGCAACATACGTTTTTTCACGCGCACCGTCATAGAGCACCAGCGCAAACACGCCATCCAGCGCATTCAAGGTGGCTTCTATTCCGATTCGCGCGTACAAGTGCAGTATGACTTCACAGTCGGAGTTGCTCGTACATACGGATTCCAAGTCGTACTGTTTTATCAAGTCCTTGTAGTTGTAAATTTCGCCGTTGCAAACCAGCTTGCACTTACCCAGCGAAAACGGTTGGTTGCCTTCTGTTCCCAGTCCATTGATTGCCAATCGATGAAACCCGAAAATATACGAGATGGTTCCCGATGAAGTCGAAACGACGTGGTTTTGAAACTGGCTGTTATCCGGACCGCGATGTTGAATTTTTGCGAAATCGGCAAAAAGACGCTTCGCTTTGCGAATTGAAATCCCATTCTTTCCACATTGAAACGTTTGGTAATAAAAAATTCCGCACATATAACCAATAAATCTCTCGTTTTTATGTTCCTTGTTTTCTGTTTAATATCCTTTTCACATATTTATACCAAGTCTACACGCATGTACCTCGGATGACTCCGGCTCCTTCTTCTTCTTCTACTACAAACGATGATTCCACCTCTGAATTTGAATTTGATACATTTACATAATGGTTATTATTATTATTATTAGCGTGTAGTTCGGAATAGGTTTGTATTGGATTTGCCAATTTTAATGCGACTTGTTGACTTCTTCTGAACGCGAGCGGTTGTGACGGTGACGGTGACGGCTGGTGTTGATAAGTATTTACATATGCATTTGCAGATGGGACTGGTGAAACTACACGCATAAATCGATTCGTAGGCTCTTCTTGTTCCTTAGTCGTCTCTTTCATACGTTCTTTGATGTGATTTATTTTGCTCAATTCAATCATTTCGTGCATGTCGCCACGTTTCAACTCGTTCACATACGCGTTGATAATGGAGTTGTCAATGATTTCTGACACTTCTCTCAAATTTTTAAGTTTAATTCGCATGATGTCTACCAGCATACTAGCATCTTTTCGAATGGATGGATGCAGCGACAACTCCAGCCGAATACCGGTATGAATTTGGTCATATTGAATGTATGCAATACGATGATTCTCGCTTTTTTGGCTTATTTTCAGGTAGGAAAAGTAGCTCTTCATCAGGCTGGCGTATAAACTCATTCCACCCAGAATAAGGTGAATGTATTCAAAATCCAATTTGAGCCCCGAAACGAATCCGATAAGCGCAGTGATTGTGATAATTGGCAGGTTGAACATGACTTCGCGCTTACGGAACTTTTTATACGCCATTAAATGCAGTTTTGAGAACATTTCGCACTCTTCCCCTGTCTCACATAGAACACGGTCGAGTTCGGGTGTGTACTCTATTTTTGATGAAGATGAAGGCGGTATTTCTGGCATTATTTTATTATTTATCCTTTTAAAATAAAATGTAAAAATTTTATTTTACATTACTATTATATAAAATGGCAGCATTGAAACAGTTTATTACTATTTTTATTTCTGCTCACGGAGAAGACCTAAATCAAGATGTCTTAAGTCAACAAAAACTATATGATTTGGGATGTTCAGGCAGTCGTGTTAAACAGTTTTATAAATTACCTTTGAGTGGAATAACGGGTAACATCACCAACGACAGCGACATATTAGATGCGTTATATTTTAATAGTGCTCGTCGTTTAGCTCATAACCGAGAAATGAATCCGGTTGAAAAGTTGCATGAAATTCGAGAAGAAGTATTACGGTATCGAAATATAACACGGGAAATTCAACAACTTAACATGACACAACAGGACTTTGTAGATAAACGTACAAAGAATATGGAGTTACAGCGATTTCCTTCTGTTCCAGATTGGGTTCCAGAACCATCTCGTATACGTTACAACCGAAAATACGCATTTCAGGCAAATCCGTTTGTATTGGGTAGTAAGGAAAAACTGATGGATGTATATGAAAGAAGTTTCGGAATATGGGTAGTAGATGCAAGTATTCCTATTGCGTTACAACTTGGATTACATCCCGGTACTAGCGTTACAAACACACCTGTTTCATTGATGGAGGCGTTAGGAATACTACAAACAACTGCACGTACTCAGCGTGCCAGAGATACAAGCGGCGCAACTGTCATAACGCTTTTTGAAATCATACAATGGTTGCTTCAAAAGTTTGGAGAGAAAACGTGCATAAATGTAATTGACATGAGTTGCAGATACCGTAACTGGGGATGGATACCGCCAAACCCGGACCATATACCTAGGTCGTTCCGTGATGAAGCACATTCCCCAAGGTATCATGATACCAAATATGTTCATAACATTTTAGATGTGACTGAAAGTGGACAACAAATCGTTGAATGGGTGGATGATGCCATTTTTAAGTTGGCAGATGGAACTTTTTGCAGATTAGCATTGCCACGACTGGTAGCAACCCCAGTGCATTATTCTCCCATTTTTCAAGTACGGGTTGGAGGACACTCGTTCGAAATAGATTTAGATACATTTGTATTGGATTCAACGACGGACGATATTATGTCTACCGACAGAATACGACAAGTGCGGTTTATAAGTCAAGTTGAAAATATTTTTTACATTCAAAGACATCCTTTTGTGCTATTTGTGCACATACGAATCGTTCCAGACCAACCGTTAACAACAAGATACCTTCGTTTTACTGGAATGAATGATAAAAAAAGAGTGTGGACCTTATATTCTGATATGAGTTTTCCGTTTCAAACACCATATGGAACAGAACCAACACATGAACGACGCCGTCTTCCTAATGCTGGTGGCGGTGGTAAAAAAAATACTACAAAACGAACAAAACGAACAAAACGAAGTAAAAACCCAAAAAAACACACTAAAAAACAATTACGTAAGTTGGCTGCAAGTAAAAAAATAAAACAAACAATTCGTAACAAATCAAAATAATATAAAAAAAAGATTATTATCTGTTTAGAAATATATTAGAAATGTCGAAACCAAATACAAATACAAAATCAACTTCAACCGCGTCCAAGATGGGCGGTCTGGACGATGCGTACGCGCCCTTACACGGGGTTGTCGATGGCGTCTATGTTGCAACCGGCGAGCGCGTGGACGAATTAAGCAATAAAATGTTTGCGCGAAACATGCCATCGCATGATATTCAACCCACATTTGATTTGCGTCCAGTGGCAAGCAAGTACACCGTCATGCCAATTTACGACCAGTACAAACCTTCAACGGAAGGCATTCACGTGAAACCCGTGTTTCAAGCCCAGTCACAGGAGGTGTTTTATCCGGGCACGCGCCGTGCTCCTTACAACGGCTACGCGTCCAAGGTAAATGTGGAATCCACTCTGAGAAACCAGTGGTTTGCACTTCAGCGCGGGTCTCAATCCGTTTACGTGCCGTCGTCCGAAAGTGACTTGTACAAAACAACTGTCGAATACAAACCCGTGCTTATACCGCACCCGCACATTGACAGCGGCGCATTTGAACAGTTTGCGCCTCACAACCCCAATACAAATAACCTTGCGCGAAACGTGTTTGAAAACTCGACTCGTGTCCAGCTGAAGGATGTACCTTACAACTGAATGCCACAAGTCGATGTGGATGGGGGTTTTGTCTGAGCAAGATGATTATGACTATGATTATGATTATCGGCGACCACGGGCGTTGGTGTTGGTGTTAGTTTCATTTTCAGCAATGCTGCAACTGAAACATTCGAATTCGATTTGCGTTGAAACGGAGCGAAGATTGGTGGGGCGATTGATGCTGTTGCCTTTTTATCGGCCGCCTTATCGGCCTTCTTGTCGCTTTCTCTCACTTTCCAAATATTTTTCGCGTATTTTGTATTGGTTGTGTACATGATACGGTACCCTTGTTTTACATAGTAGGCCTGGCGTTTCATCCACTGCGCTTTGAAAATGTCGTGATGGTCCACGAAGTCAATCACCAGCGGGTTCGCATGCTTGACTCGAAGGATGCGGCCCACCGACTGGCAAACGTCCGTCTTAGGGGTCGCCATAATGAGCGTGGTCAGAGTAGGAATGTCCAACCCTTCCGACGCCATGGCATAAGTTGCAATAATTATCTTTTTCTTTTCACTGGCTTTCAAGTCAGTGTCCTTCATTCCACCCAGGTAGTACCCCACATTTGCACCGCACCCCGCAAGGTTGCGTTCAACAATCGCATCATAAAAGTAGGACAGCAGCGACTTATTGTGCGCCAGAATCATGACTTGTTGGTCGGGGTTGGACTGCAGCTCGTTTTCAAGGACGCTGAGAATGAAATCGCTGCGCGGGACGCAGTTACACAACTTGGTAATCATGGTACTGAATTTCGGATTTCCGCGATAGTCGGTTTCAAGCGCGTTAAACTCTTCGTCTGCAATATAAAACTGAATATTTTTCACAACCACGCTGGCTTCCGTTACCGATTTTTCTTTGTGCACGATTTTGCCGAGGAACATGATGAACACTTTGGTGAGTCCGTCCTTGCGCGTCATGGTGCCGGACAGGCCCAGCGTGTATCGCGTGGTTACCTTCATCATGCAGCGGCAAAACACTTCGGCACTCATGTGATGACACTCATCAAACACGGCCAGGCCGAAGTCAGAAAATACGGAGTCAGGATAGTCCTTCATGGAAAGCGACTGCAGCATTCCAATGACAATGTCTTTGTCGTCGACATCCACTTCTTGTCCCTGAATCCGTCCGACGCGTGCGCCAGGCAGAAACTGCTGAATACGTTCGAGCCACTGGTTCATGAGAAATGTTTTGTGCACCACCACAAGCGTCTTCACTTTTAAAACGCTCATGATTTTCAAAGCCATAACGGTCTTACCTTTTCCGGGGTCTACATCCAGGCACCCGCCTCCGCCTTCGCCTCCGCCTTCGCCTCCGCCTTCGCCTCCGCCTTCGCCTCCGCCTTCGCCTCCGCCTTGAACATGCTGGACATATTTGTTGACAATTGCGGTCTGGTAGTCTCTGAGTTCACCGTTGAAAACCAGATTGGGACACGGCATTCCCGCATGGATGCGGTCTTCTTCGGGTTCGCCGTATGTTTCGAGACCGTAGTATCGTGGTACATAAATGACGTTGGGAGTTTCAATATAAATGGGAAACGGTTCGGGTCGGATAGGTGATTGCGGAGAATAAGGATGCATAGACAAATCTTTTCGGATTTGCATGAGTTCGGCCGTTTCAAGCGCGGCTTTAGAAATACCGTATCCACGCAGCCCTAGCCATGTTGAAGCTTGCGACATATTGTGTTTTAAACTTTTAAACTACTGAAATGATTAAGGAACTGTAGTCGTCGTAATGTAATCAATTTAATCAGAAATGAATTTTTAATATTTTTTATTTATTGTTTTAATTTATACGCAACCCAAAATTCAAAATTCAAAGTATAAACTATAGAAATGGAATACTTTAACGCACTAATGAAAAAAGAAAAACAGCACGAAATGGTTCTTTTCGTGGTGTTGGTGATTTACATTATGTTTGACGTGGCCACTCCGCAAATGCTGGCAGCCCACGTGGATACCGTGTACGGAACCATCATTGTGGCCATTTTGGCACTCAGCCTGTTTTTGAGCACACACCCCGTGATTGGTATTTTAGGACTGTTTGCCGCCTACGAATTCATTCAGCGGTCCAAATCCGTGTCATCCGGCGGAACCGCGTCGGTGGGTAATGCCTCCAATGCCTTGCTGCATCGGGCATCTCCTGGCGAAATGTACCGGGCCAAGTATATGGAAGCGACCCAGTCGGACTACAACAGCCATTTAGAAAGCGGAATGGTGGACCAGGTGCCCATGCTGTCTGCTCAAACGCCGACCAATTACCGTGACGCGAACAGCCGGTTTCAACCCGCGTTTGCATCTTCTCAGCACGGTATGGCCGAGTTTTGAACTCTATACTATAAATAATTATATCCGATAAAAATATCAAAGAAGTTAATCCGGAAACCTATAAAAAATAAAACTGTTTCAACAATAAAACATATTTTCAAAGCAAATTTAATAATGAATAAATATAAAGGATGAAATACTTGTTCATTGACATACGTAAAAGCGATGAAGCTTACACAAAACACTTTGACCAATCGAGTGAATACAGTTTTTATAATATTCCAATGAACATGATACGATTTAATGTTCAAACAATTGTCAATCATTTAGAATACGTTGATGAAATATACATTGTGTGTCAAACTGCAACCCGGTCGAGATTTATTAAAAATAAATATTTTAAAAATTATGATAGAATAAGGGTACATGAAAAGCTTCAGTTTTCCAATTTAGATTACGGTTCAAATCATGTTTCTTTAAAAGAGAATACTCAAATGGAAATAAATATCGTTGGAAGTAACGCATTCAATTTTTACAATGTTATGAGGATTCTTCAAACCGTTTTGGGAACAATAATGCTGTCGGTTGGAATATATGTGTATGCGCGAATAAATACTGAAAACTTATCAAAAAAAATCAACATTGTTCCAGTCGTAGTTTTAGTATTATTTGGTATTATGGCTCTTTTTAACGGGTTGACATCAACCTGTTCGCTCTCAACGGTCCTTCAAGACTATTTAAATTAAAATATCATAACAACAAATGAATTATTTTTATTTTTAATCATTATATACATTATAAAACATACAACTTAAGCAAACCCAAACATAAACATAAAATATGTCAAATTCAAAAGCCGCCCGTCGCGTCCGTTTTGGAGGCGTTACGCCAAGTGCAAGCATCATTTCCGTTGCCAGAGCTGGCGGAGGGGTTAAGAAAGGCGGGGCGCCACCGTCATCCACTGGATTCATGCGCGATTTTACCCAACGGTCATCTATTTCCACCCCCGCAAAAAACAAAGAATTGATTTTCAGATTTACTCAGTACTATAATGCTGCAAGGCGTTCCACCCCTATGTAAAATGGAAATAGTTAAGAATTAACATTAAAAAATAAAATTAAATATTGTCTAATAGTATAAATAATATAATACACAATATTTCAAAAATATGTCAGACCAAATGGAGCAATCGGCAATGCCAGCGGTAGAGACAATGCCAGTGCAAGAAACGCCAGTGCCAGAACAACAGCAAATGCCAGAGCAAGCAGAAACAGCTAAAACACTCTACATGTTTTCGGACATGGAAGGGTGCCAGGTTTTAGATAGAAATGGTGACCCAATTTCAAATTCAATTGCCATGTGTGACCCGCAATTTTATAGTAAATTATATGAAATGATGGATAAAAATCAACACATGCACGTGGCATTTTTAGGCGACTATTTTGACCAAGGACTCAAAGTGATTCCAAGTTTAAAAGGAATGAGTATGTTGTACGATAAATACGGAGCGAGTAGAGTGTTTATCATTTTAGGGAATCGCGATATCAATAAGTTGCGATTCATGTATGAACTGACGCATACAATCGCCCCCCCAACTGAAGGAGGATGGTCGGATTGGACAAATTCAAATTTCTATAACGGTCTTGCTGGTAAAGAAAATGTTGAACTCGTAAAACATATACTTTCAACATCAATGGGTGCCCCAATTAAATTTGGTGACAACAAATCCAAATTCGTAGGTCTGCATTCATTTATTCCACCAGGTAAACAAAATGGTAAGTCAGATGAGGATGCACTTGCTTACCTGAAGGCATCATTTGGCATGGACACTGGGTTACCACAACGTGGTGGACAGCCATTCATAAGTGTTTCTGGCAGTCAACTTACTCCTAAACCACGTAATAATAACGAAAAACTCAATTATGACGGACGTGAACAAGCGAGAAAGGTAGCCTTGTTTAACGAAATATCAAAATCCAAAGTTGATATATTGGCGTTTTACAAGAAATGTAAAATTGCACACGTTTTTGATTCAGGTAATGATGAAAAGGTTTTGCTGGCGCACGGAGGAGGGTTCAATAAAGGATGTTTTTTTAACAAGGCATATGTTGACAGTTTTGGGCAAGGCAATGATAAGGATAAGGTTACTCCTGCGAATTACTTGCAAATGATGGAAAATTTTAGAAGAAAATTATCACAACCAGAACATGGGATGATGGCAGAAACGGTACAAGACTCAGTCGCCGTGTACAATCAACTTCTTTTAGATGTTGTAAATGAATTAACAACGAAAACTAACGATAATGAGAAATATACATGGAAGTTTGTTTTACTTCAAGCGCTTGGATTGAAACCTGACGTAGAACGGACAAACGGTAACCAAGATAAAATATACAACTCTCTTGTTCAGTCATGCAGTCAGAATGGTTGTACAGGTCAAAGCAGCTATGTAAAACCAGATATTCCAGAATCACCTGATAAAGAAAGTGAATTATATGAGTATTTACAGAAGTCCGGTATCACGCACGTCTCCTATGGACACAAACCAGTTTGTTTTCCAATACCTCTTATGTATTCGCGACCAAATATGGCGGGAATTATGTTTATATCAAATGATACAAGTAACGGAAACAGGCGAACGGAAGACTTGGGTTCAACCATTGTGGTTGGAACTAAAATTGATTTTTCAAGTACACCAAGTGTAGCAAGTATTTGTTATATGTCGATTCCTGGCACTACGGCAAAGAAAGATGAAACAGATTTTAAAACCCAATTTCAACCATTTTTGGATTTGAGACTTACCAAAGAGAATGCTCCGCCATACGATGGTGCTAATAAACTTACTTACGGTAATGGACTTGTCGTATCTATGAACGCTGAAGGTTTCAAAAAATTAAATTTCACGTTCACACCACCACAGCCAGCTGCACCTGAAGGAGGAAGGCGCAGTCGTCGGCGTCGATATACGAAGAAAATAAAACAACGCTCGAAGCGACGCGTGCAAAAGAAACGCGCTGCAACCCGCAGTAAAAGAGAAAGAAAAACACGTAAATAAATAAATAAATAATAAATAACCCAATAAATATTTTTACTTTGGCCGCATATGTTCAAAAATATATACCGCCAAACCGTTTTTGGCTTCGATGATTTCGCGCAATCCTGCAACGTCAATGAACCACGTTTCAAGTTCTGACACGGCCGCCCAGTACTTCACGTACCCGCCCACAACAAGCAACCTTAACGCGTTCTTGGCATACTCTGCGTCCACAGGGTCGTCCTCACTGCTTCCTTCCGGCAATAAAATAGATTGAATACTTCCTTGCGAAGTATCAACCTCGTTTAAAAATCGAAACACGATGCGGTTTTCAGTGTACCCATCGCAATGTCCTCCGAAACCAAAGTACTCTTCGAATTCACTACGATGTTCGGGAACGAGCGGTCTATCCAGCCCGACTTCGAACCATTTTCCAAAAACGGGCACATCAACCGTAACCGTGCGAATGTTTTCTTTATTTGAAGCGTAGCTGCAGTACCTCTCGTGCCACACGTACTCTGCTGGCGCGTCCCGAATGAATTGTTCAGCCAGAACATCCGGAACAGTAGAAATCATTGCGCCGCGCGTAACAAAGTATGTCGCGTGCAATGACTTGAACTTTTTGATAACATCGCCTTTTGACACTCCAGTTCGCGTAGACATATTAGCTGGGTGGTTTGGTTTATAATACGCTTACGTATACGTATATCGTATTATGTTTATATTGTTTTTATTTTCAAAATAGTCAACGTATGCAAAAATCCAAAAATCCAAAAATCCAAAAATCCAAAAAATCCATTTTTTTCGAAAGTCCAAAGTCCAAAAAGTTTTTTTTTTCTTATTATGAATAAAAAAAATCAAAAGATACTTTGCTGTTTTTGGGGGATAATTTGGAAAAAAAAAAACATCCCCCGTTTTTAAAATTTTGGTCAAGTTCAAAACATGTTTTGCGGCTTTCGGGGGAAAAACGAGAGAATTTTCAGAAGTTTTAAAAGTTTTAAAAGTTTTAAAATGTATTAAATGGATTGTTGTACATGTACATATCATATCTCAAAAATTCAAAAATCCAAAATTGTAAATTTGTATGTCGACGCAACAACAACAACAATACATTCAACGGTTAAATGAGTTGAAAGACGTTATTGAGGGATTGGCCAAAGTGCACCATCCCGATATTTTACGTATTCTTGATAAAAATGGAATTACGGGAAGTGAAAATAAAAACGGAACGTTTGTGAACCTGACGGCAGCTTCGGAATCCGTAATTTCCGAACTGGAGTCGTACATCAGTTACGTAAAAGAGCAAGAAAAACAACTCAATGATGTTGAAGACATGAAAAAAGAATTGGCAAATAAGTATTTTACAGCAGGACGTACAGTTTCAAAAAAATAATGTATAAAATTGAATATAAACCCAATTTTATTCTTTATAAGATGTCATAAATACAAAAATGTTTCAAACCCAAGGTAGTGTGTACGAACTTACCGGACGTAAAATTCTTGAAACCGTTCCTAAACCACTTCTAGTTCCTGTTACCGTTCCTGTTACCGTTCCTGTTACCGTTCCTGTTACCGTTCCTGAACCCATTTCGGTTCCAGATAAACACGTTTCAATGTTAACGCGAAAGTCGACATTGTATCAGTCACAATCATATGTAAAATATGGAGAGTGCGATGATAGCGACAGTGATAATGACAGTCACGAGCGCGATAAAAGCGTCACTGAGCGCGATAAAAGCGCCACTGAGCGCGATAAAAGCGCCACTGAGCGCGATAAAAGCGCCACTGAGCGCGATAAAAGCGATAAAAACCACAAGCTGGTTCCAACATTCGACAGTCCGGGCGTCAAACAAGCAATGTCGACAATGAAAAAAGAGGCATTTGCTTTTGAAGGGGGTGCCAAACATTGTAATAGTGCCGGTTCCAAAAAACGGTTTCCAGTACCGGGTCAATCATCCACTATGAACCAGTTGTTTTGGTGCGTTTACATCGCGTGTAAAGGACACGCCGATTTTGATATGATTACAAATGCGTTTGTACGAGAAACTGAGTTCAAGTATGAAACCGCTGAACTTGCTCGAGGGGGGAAACATCTCATAAAACCGGCATTCAAAAAATACAAAATGTCTCTTCCGAATTTTGAGGCGGAACTTATAAGCAGTAAACGCACCACGTTGCAACTTATGGCCGGAATTGCACTGTGCCATCACAAACCGGTTCTCTACATTGACGGGCGACTGTTCATTGAAATCAAACGAAGCGATAAGGCGGAAGAAGCCGCCGAATCTCAAGATGCCGAAGCTGATTCTGAAGTTGAGTATACGGTGATTGAAAAGGTAAAAAACCGGTATTGCGTATACAAAGACGCGCATGGTACGGAGCTGTCCCGATGTCGCAAGGAGTTGTTGAAAATGGAGTCGATTGAAAGTCCTGTGCGGTCTATTTCGTACTATAAAGTAAATGAACTGGAAGACATGTGCAAGCGACTGGGATTAAGCGCGGTTCAATCAAAAAAGGCCGACCTTTATGCGGAAGTTCTAAAATATATTCAAACTTCAGGCATAACTGTATAATAACAATAACAATATCAATACAAAACGATGTAAAAATAAAATATGCATATAGTATAACATTTTTAAATCGTTTTTTTTTCGCGTTGTTAATATGTGTGACGCAGTTAATTCTGACTCGAGTTCCAAATCTTCAATACCTCAATTCAATCCAAGTCCAACCCGTAATCCGCGGAAACTACCGAAAAGCATCAAAGTAACTTGTCACAGTTTGTCTCGCGCCAACTCGGAAGAAAGTTGCGAAGAAGACACCACTCCACGATGTAAGAAGTCAAGGACTGAAGTGGACCTACCCATTTTCAAAGCCGCTGAATACGACAGCATTCACGAAAAGCTGTCAAGCGCTCATCTAAAGTTATTATGTACAAAATATGGTTTGAAAACAACCGGAACCAAACCCGTTCTTGCGACACGAGCAAGAACATACTGCATGGAGTCGCATTTTAGTACGCGGTTACAGCGCATATTTCGAGGGCACGTGGCTCGCACCTACATTCGCCACCACATACTGCTGCCCGAGTGCGGTCGAACGAGCGATTTTGTTAACGATACTGATTTTTATACCATGGATGAGGTTGGGGACTTACCGCATTTTCAGCTCTTCACGTTCAAAGATGATGCTGATAATAAATTGTACCGGTGTAACATGGCATCGTTTTTCAAACTCATGAAAAGCGCCTTCACCAAGGATAAACTTTCTGCAGCTGCAAACGGGCTCTGCTGTGAAGTGCCGTCTACCGCAACCAACCCTTATACGCGCATCCCTATCAGTTTGAACACCGTGCGGTTATTCTTCAACAAGCTTCGCCTTTGCCGAATTCTCAAGTATCCGGGGTATACCGAATTTAAAGAAGACGCGCTTACGCCACAGCAAGCGCTGGATGCTCGTATTTTGGACGTATTCCAGGACATCAACAAGTTGGGAAACTACGCGGATTCCGAATGGTTTTCTGCGCTAAAGCATCCACAATACATTTGGTTCATTCAAGAGCTGTACGATATTTGGGCGTACCGCGCGGAACTCAGCATCCAAGTCAAAATGCAAATTTGCCCGCCGTATGGACAAATGTTTCCGTCGGTAACCAACGGTATTCTCATGATTCACGAGATGCGGACCGCACCATTTCAACGTGTACGCGAAGTGTGTATTTCCACTTGTGAGCGTTTGGTGCGAAGCGGCGTAACGCACGACGACCGCTACCTGGGTGCAAGTTACGTGCTTTCAGCATTGACACTGGTGAGTCCTAAAGCGCGCGAAGCGTTACCTTGGCTGTATCAGTCGGTCGCTGCGGGCAGCCCGACCGTGGCGGCGGGTGCGCCCACGGGTCCCAGAGCAACGACGACGTACGCGGCGCATTTAGAAACCGCTGCGAACCTTATCAACACGATTAATAATAACATGTATATCGGCGTACAAGACGATATTGATGATACCATACTGTATAACATTTTAACAGCAGTGAACATGAACATGAACATGAACATGAACCACAATAACTACAATAATTATGTAAATCATGTACTTAATCAAAATGATGAAAGTGACCAAGAGCTTAGCGAAGTTGAATAATTAATAAAGCCCGTTAAAGTTGTTGGACACGGACACCGGAAAACTGGTTTCCGCTGTCAAGGTATCCGGATTGCATGCGCATGTTGAGTTCGGCTTCGCTGGACAGTTGATGGTTTGAAATGTCGCGAGACGTTTGTTCCATTAACGCGTGCATGGCCTTTTCATTGCTGGACACCGCATCCGCAAACGCTACCAGCAAAATGAA